AAGACGAACTGTCCCGACAATGGCAACATGAAACCGCTTGCCACGATATCCCATCCGTGAGAGAATAAGACTGCCAACAACTTAGAAAGGGTAAGCCAATGAAACCAAAAATTCGATTCTCAAGATTCTTCAGCACGGACAGTGCTAAAGCTATCAAGGCCGACAAGTTCGGTTATTTGAACGGCATTAATTACATGGCGCAAGATGATACCGCCAGCACAGCAGAAAAATATTTCACACTATGCCCGCACTCGACGGCGGGCTGTCGCGCGCTGTGCCTTGGCAAGTATAGCGGCCAAGCTGCAATGGTGACCGATCTAGAACACGGAACCAATGCCGTGCGCGAAAGCCGAGTGCGCAAAGCTCGATACTTTATGAATGAGCGCAAAGCATTCATGACCGAGATGACTTGGCACATTCAAAACTTGGCCAAACAGGCAAAGCGCAAAGGCAAGACACTGGCGATTCGGCCAAACGGTTCCACGGACATTAATTTTGCGGGCATTGCGCGGCGCTTTCCAGATACTCAATTCATTGACTACACCAAAAGCTTACAGCGGGTTCTAGATAAGAAACGGCCAGCTAATTATCATATAACCTTTAGCCTGAGCGAAACAAACAAGGCCGAAGCATTGCAAGCGCTCAAGGCTGGCTTTAATGTAGCTGTGGTATTTGGCCACGGACAGCCGAAACGCTACCTTGGCCATGATGTAATCGACGGAACCGTGCATGATTTGCGCCACCTAGATCCGTCGCCTGTGATTGTCGGGCTGGATCCGAAAGGCAAAAAAGCCAAGGCCGATCAAAGCGGGTTTGTCGTCAGGGATTATTGAACCGCAGCGGCGCGGTGGTTGTTGGCACGCTTCGCGACGCTGCAAGAGGCTGGTTTAAAACCCTTTCCCAGCCTCGGCGCCGGTCAGAGCTACTCCCTAGCCCTGGCCGGCGTTTCTTTTTCTCCAATTCTAAACCCCCGACCCCGGCCACGGGCAGTTCGTAGCGGCGCCGGCGCCGTCCTTGGACCCCGGCCCTTGAACCCCGACCCCGACCCGACCTCGAGCAATACCAGCCATGACCCCGACCAACCCCGGCCAATCATCCCCCGACCAAAGACAATCGCCGGCCAACCCCGACCCGACCCGGCTTAAACCATGGACCACGAGCTCCCGACCATGGATCCCGTCAAATAGATATAGGTTCGAGGAAGAGAGGGGGGAGACTAAGTAGAANCTTACCCCTCCAGATCTGCANTGCGCGTAATTCCACGCCACCTGGTGTGATGANACATTTACTCTGTTAGAGTTTGTTATTTTCAATTCAACCCAAAACGGCACGCTATCGGCGCACATGTACACATCTGGAACGCCGCCACCGTAGCGGTTTTCAATCCGCGTCGTGTGCCAATGCGGGGGTATCTTTTCCTTCAACCTTTTCCACAGGAGTGTCTCCGTCTTTTGTGTCATCTAAGACCTCATATTGGGCATCAATAAACGCTTGAGGATATTCCTCCCGTAATTTTGAGAGACGATCCTCTAGTTCTTTGCTGCTCATGTTTTCAATCGCATGAAAGTGACTCGTCTCCCGCCGGTCTACCGTCAATCCACCCAAGGACGAAATAGTCTTCTCAGCATTAATTGCCGCAGAATATTGCTCGCTACCTTCGGCGCCTTCCGATAGCTCACGCAATCTTTTTATCTGGCCCAACAGAGTCACGCCATATCGACGTTCACGGTCCTCTCTAAGCTCCGATATCAGTTCAGCGACATGAGGGAACAAGGTCGGATCCAGAAGCTTATGCGCTTGGATTCTGGAAGCACCTTCAGCGTAACCAGCCAACCTGGCGCAAGCGGCATTCGAGCGCGTTCCATCGACATAGTGCCTAGCAAACTCGCGTTGTCGGTTCGTTAATTTCCGCCCATGGGTTTCCTCGATCTGGTCGGCTTTTCTATCCAGTACTTTTCCCATTTAATATGTGTCCTGCTCCGGTGAGAAGTGTCATGTGCCTGACACTTTGTACATATATACGGCATTTGAGAAAAAGTTTTTCAAAAAAGATAACTCGCGCGCACGACGCACATAAAAATGTGTCATGTAGCAATATTTATTTTTGTTGTTATTCAGCCACTTACAGACCACCCATTTAGCAAGTGTCCGAAGTGTCATGTATAGTGTCATGTTGACTATTCAATGTTTTCAATGGTCTACGAACCACGAACAGTGCTACATGACACTATGACACTTTTTTTCCTCCAAAAAAACTTTTTCAAAAACTTTTTTTTCAAATCGCCCCTATATGTGTCATAAACCCCTTGCATCTCCCATCCATCGTGGTACTATCTGGGTGAGGCATAAAGGGGAAAACATCATGACAGAGACAAATAGATTTCCAGCTTACTGGAACGGCGAAGAAACCTGGGCGTCCCGCGTATCCGGCAGATGGTTTGTTGGCGGCGATGTTGCGCCGGGCGGCGAGGATATTTTGATTTTACTGGAAAAGAATGGCGATCCGGCCTGGTTCAAATTGCGCGGCAACCGTCTCATTTTCGATGATATGGAGCGCTGAGAAATGGATAAGGGTTTCAAGTCCGCGTACATCGACAGCCCAGCAAGGCTAATGGCCGCGCTGACAGAGGTCAAGGTCCGTTGCCCGTCATGCACTGGCGATGGGCATTTGGGCCAAGAAGAGTGTTCCGTTTGCCATGGTGAGGGAACCATCCCCCGCGAGATGGCGACTTACGAGGCGCAAGCAGATGGATATTAATTTTGAAACGACGGTCAGGGGCGGGATGCCTGTGACCGTATGTTGTGTATTTGGTCAGTCGGAACCCGATGTCGGGATTTTCCATCCAGAGATCACCGACATTTGGCTCGAGGTCCGTGGAAAGCGCGCCGAGTGGCTTGAGAAACGCGTTACGGACAAGGAGTGGCAACAGCTACTCGCTGAAGCTTATGACGAGGATTTACAGAGATGATGAAACAGAAAGATGATTTTGTATGGGCGCATCAAATCCAGAACTCCCGTCTTGAGGTCTGGCGACAGAGCGCCTTCAATAATTTAACCAAACGCTATGGCACGGTTCGACCCCCTTTGCCGCAGCGTTCTTTCAAAGGGGTCGCGGAGAAATTAGATGGACATTGAACAACGTATCGCGAAGCTTGAAACAAACATGAAATGGCTCTTGGAATATGTCGCTGACACCGCGACTCTTTCGCCAGACCGAGAAGAGCCGAAGGGTGAGATAAGCAACGCACTTGAGAGCGAGAGGCTGAAGGTTCGCCACGAGATGGCGAAGGGCGTAGCTGAGATTGTGACAAATGCCGGCATAACCATTGATGATCTTTCCAAGCTTGGCGGAATTGACAAGCGCACTTGGAAGGATTTGTTCAACTGTGCCAAGGCCGAGTATGATTACGAGAATCTTGCAGCCGCCAGGCAAGCGGACGATAAATATCGTAGTGGAATTAGCCATCTTGCGACCTCGCTGAAGGGGCTTTTTGTTCTGCGCGAGGCTCTCAGATGCCTTCCCATGCCTGGTTTTTCACAGGAAGAATTCAACAAGCGCAAGCAATCTGATGCGGCTTGTGAAAAACTGCTTGAGGGGCATGGCGGGAAGTGCGACGGCTGGGCTTCCAGTTTTAGGACTGCAAAGCTTTTCGCCCAGCAGCAAGGTTATTTAGGGGCTTAATTTTCAACCAGAAAGAAGGAATGCAGACATGTCAGACTTTGAGATGCAGATCGACGAGAAGGTCATCGAGCGGCTGCTTTCTGAAGAGAGCGCTCTTCGTGTTCCTGTTCAAAAGTTAGATCGCGATCTAGCTAAAGCGGCCAGTTACCTCACGGCGATTGAGGCGAGGTATTTGGTCGATTCCTACTATGCCATGCAAGCTGGGCGCATTCGCGCCAATAACCAAATCCGCGCCCTCACGCAGAGCGGCGAAGCGCACGAGATCATTGCTTGGCTTTCGACCGAGAGCCGTGTTCTGGAGGAGGGTGTCAAGCGCACGCTGGGTGCGTATTCGGCGGACCATCCTGTTGGTAAGAGGATGCGTACCGTCGTGGGCGTTGGGCCGGTTATTGCCGCTGGTTTACTTGCGCACATCGACATTACGAGGGCGCCGACTGCTGGTGCGATTTGGCGGTATGCCGGCCTGGATCCAACCAGCGAGTGGAAGAAGGGCGAAAAGCGTCCGCACAATGCTTCGTTGAAGACGCTTTGTTGGAAGTTGGGCGAAAGTTTCGTCAAGGTTTGCAACCACAAGGATGCGGTTTACGGGAAGCTTTACCAAGAGCGCAAGGAATCGGAGATCGCCAAGAACGAGGCTGGCATGTTTGCCGATCAGGCAGCGGCCAAGCTGGAGAAGTTTAAGATCGGCAAGACGACCGATGCGTACAAGGCGTATTCCGTGGGCAAGCTTCCACCGGCCCATATCCATGCGCGTGCGAAACGCGTTGCGGTGAAGATGTTCTTGTCGCATTTGCACCAGGTCTGGCATGAGGTTGAGTTTGGCAAGACGGCACCGGTGCCGTATGTGTTTGAGTTCGCAGACAAGGAGCATGTTCACAAGATCGAGCCGAATTGGTAGAGATCCAGGTTACCAGAGAGAACCAAATAGATGGAGAGCGAACCAATTGAGCAGAGAGATCCATCGTCTGAGAGCGAACCAGGTCAGTAGAGAGATCCATTCCCGATGAGCGAACCATCCGACCGGAGAGATCCAGGGTACGAGAGCGAACCATTTCCGAAGAGAGATTCATGAGAGGCGAGCGAACCATGGAGTCCGAGAGATCCACATGACACGAGCGAACCAGATGCGCTGAGAGATCCATTGAAGGAGAGCGAACCAACTTGCCAGAGAGATTCATTACCGATGAGCGAACCAAGCAAATTGAGAGGCTAATAACATGGGTATTTTGCATTGATGCTATTGAGTAGTCTAATCGTTGGCTTGCTGACTTAGATGCTGACTACTCTTGATCTGTTTGCGGGGATCGGTGGCTTTGCGCTAGGGCTCGAAGCCACCGATTTCTTTCGTACAACATGCTTCGTGGAGAACGAACCGTATTGCCAAGCTGTGCTACAGTACCACTGGCCCGAAGTCCCTGTGCTAGGAGATATAAAGAATGTCCAGAGATCCGATCTCCCAGACCCCAGCCCAGATGTCATTGTTGGAGGATTCCCCTGTCAGCCGTTCAGCCACGCAGGAAAGCAGCGCGCCCAAGACGACCCCAGACATCTCTGGCCGGAAATGTTTAGACTTATCAGGGAATGCCGGCCCACTTGGGTTATTGGAGAAAATGTTGCTGGAATCATCAAGCTGGGCTTGGACGAAGTACTCTCTGACTTGGAGAGCGAAGGCTACGCCACAAGGACGTTTAATATTCCAGCTTGCGCGGTTGGCGCCCCGCACATCCGCCAACGGCTCTGGATTGTTGCACACGCCGATAGCCAAGGCGAACCAGATGGCGACACGAGACAAGGGCAGTTGGGGTTCGGTGTGGCCGACGCCGACAGGTCAGGACAATCCGCAAGTGCGGGGCGTGGGCAAGACAATCGGAACGAAGCGCGGGACGACTTTGGGCGGCGCGGTGAGGATGTGGCAGACGCCAGTAGCGGACGACAGCGTAGATCGGGCAAAGGGCAAATGGAACAGTCGTGGAGAGCCGAAACTAAGCGCACAAGTGAAACTCTGGCCGACACCGACGAAACAGGATGCGAGCAACAACGGCGGTCCAAGTCAGCACAAGGGGAACAGCCTTCCCTTGAACACGGCGGTTCTCTATCCGACGCCGAGCGTCCAAGAACCAGGATGGAAAAATCTAGAGATAGTGGACAAGGACGGCAATCCGCCGACACACGCCAATCAAAGGTTTTACGACAAGAAGACGGGGCGTGTAGTTCAGAAGGGCTTGCAGCAAGTGGTGACAGACCCGAAGTCTGGTGGAAAGTTGAACCCCCAGTGGGTCGCGTGGTTGATGGGTTACCCAACCGAGTACCTCAACTCCGTGCCTTGGGAAACTCGATCATCCCGCAGATCGCGCAAGAAATAGGGAATGCAATTAAGGTGACGTATGAGACAAAAACTTCCGGATAGACGATTGGCTGTGACGCGCCAGATGGGCGATGAGTATCATGTTTCTTTTGGACTGGATCCACGAAACGGCGCCCTTCGAGAGGTGTTCATCAAGGGATCGAGGATAGGCAGCGACATGGAGATGCTGCTTGATGATGCTTCTGTGGTATTATCATTAGCACTTCAGTATGGCGTTCCGGTGGATCAATTAATCCATAGCCTGGACACGGGCCGGGAAGAGGGAGCCAAATCAATTATAGCTCGAGCGATTGCGGAGATGGAAAATGTTAAAAAGGAGATCGCCGGCGACCAAAAGATTGATGAGAACAAAAAAAGACTAGACAATATGGATAAATAAAATGGTTTTTGCACATCTCGCACCAGTTGCATTTCTGATATTGGGACTAGCATTTGTCAATCTAATGGTTAACGTAACAGCATTAGTATCAAACAAAGACCAAGTTAGGTTCTATTGGCCCCATACAACATTCTGTTTCATAACCTTCTTTACCATGATATTGTTCTGGTGGACTTGTTATCCACTAAACAATCTAGACTATTTCCCAAATGAAGGATGGAACTTATTCACATATCTGTTGTTTCTCGCTGTGCCAATGCTCATGTTTATGATATGCGAGGTAATCACACCTTATAATACTTCTGTGGGGTGTTCTATTGAATATGTGAAACATATTGATCTTAAAGAATATTATTACAAATATCATAGAATTATATTAGGTTTAGCACTGACCTTACAAATATGTCTTATTGGGAATTTCTTTGTATTCTATGCTGAAGAGTACTACTCTATTAAAGTATTAGGTAGNGTCATTATGCTGTTTATCATGCTACCTATGGTGATCAGTGCCAATAGAAGACTACATGAAATTGGTATGGGGATATTTTTCATAGGATTCATATATACCATCGTGAAGTATCATATATGGAATGTCTATCTTTGATGGCTTTTAGGTCTAAAAAAGGGTTGCCTTCCATGCCCTTAAACGTATCCTTTAAAAAATCAACCGCAAAGGGTACACTGTATGCCAGAAGCACAAATTCTGAGTAGGCATGAAAGAGGCGCTTGGGCAGAAGTCTTCGCAGCACAGTGGCTTATTGAGAGGGGCTATTACGTATCCCGCAACATTGCCCATGCGGCACCTTTTGATCTGGTAGCAACCAGCAAAACCGGACGTGTTGTCCTTTTTGATGTCAAGTTTGTAAGCTACAAAGGCCGAAGAAGAGATGCCAGTTCGTTTCGTGTACTGAGCGACCTCCAAAAGGTTATGAAGATTCATTTGTTGGTAATCGATAATGAGAGTAACGTACTAATTGATCCCCCCCTGAACGAGCCGGGGGAGGCCCCAGAAGAAAGGCCCGATGATGTTTAACAACCTTACTCTTGCGATTTTTATAGCCTCCGCGCTCCTCCTCGCGCCCCTGACGGTACAAGCGGAGGAAAAAACCGACGCGCCCGTCCAGCGGATTACTCAGATGCTCTATCCGAGTGTCCTTGTAGATGTTGGGAGAGGCCAGGGATCAGGAACCATTATTTATTCCGGATGGCGCGATGACGACGAAGCATGGACCATGGTCCTAACAAACCATCACGTCGTAAAAAGCGCCATACAAATTCTCTCCGAGTTTGACCCAAAAAGGGGGGAGGAGGTCAAGCGGGAACACAGGCGTCCCGTGAAGATTCGATTTTGGTCTTACAATCAGTTTTCCTCTGCCATTGGGACAAGCGGGAGGACCGCGCATATTGTTGCATGGGACAGACACAGAGATTTGGCGCTTCTTCGAGTAGAGGATAAGGAAAAAGTCTATGAGAATGTAGCGATTCTGTGGCCCGAAGATGCCGATGGACCTTACGTTTTCCAACAAGCATGGGCCGTGGGATCAGGTCTGGGAAACCCCCCTTACCCCACCGAAGGATTGCTTAGCAATACAACAGCAAAGGATAAGGAGGGCTATAGCTTATATCAGGCCTCCGCACCCATAATTTTTGGTAATTCCGGGGGCTCTCTCTATGTATATAGTCAAACCAGAGGAACCTATGAATTGATAGGGGTGCCAAGCATGGTATCCGCCGTGGGGTTTGGGTCGATTGTCAGTTTTATCGCGTGGAGCAGGCCGATTGCCGAAATTCGCAGCTTTCTTAGGCAAGCTGATTATGGTTGGGTTGTGGGAGATGATCCCCCGGAGGAAGAGGAAAGTGCCGAGGAAAGTGCCGAGGAAGCCGACGATGATTCCACCGGATGACATTCCCTTCCGAATCCGGTTCTCTGTTGGAGGCCTACCCGACGCGGAGGGGGGCTGGGCTTTTACAAATTTAGAGCAAGCTCAAAACATGGCCCACTTCACGCTGCGACAGGCCCTGCTAGGCCAAGACGAACCCTCCGGCGTCGCGCAAATTTTTGATTTTGAGGGTAACCGGATTGGCTACCTATCCGCCATAATCGCGGAAAACAACGAGCATTGGGCCTGGAAGGACGAAGCCGTCCAATATAATCCAACCCATTGACATTCCAATGCACTCCCGCCTATCTTCTTACACCTCCCTGATCGCGGCATCCCGCAAAGAGTGCCGCGACAACTTAGGGGGGGCCTCCCCCAAGGGGGGCCTCCCCCCTTTTTCCAAGAAACTTTGCGAGTGGTGTAACCAAAAGGTCAATTCCGCAGACTGTTGGGCCACGATGGTGGAGGGAGATATGTGGTGCGACTGCGGCAAGAAAATTCAGCTAAAATGACCGGGGAAAAGCGATACTGCCATTGGTTTTGGCATAGTTTTTTCATGCAATGGTCAGAACGTGTGATAGTCAGACTTGATAATTTTATCTGGCGTAATCGATGGAATCGATGAGGGAGAGCTTTGTGAATAAGAATTTGTGTGGAGGAAAAGAGACGGTCCAGAACGAGCGAAGCTTCGCGGAGTACCTCCAACGGTGCATCGTCCGCTACTGGCGCGAGCGAAACTACCCGATAAAAACGTGGGTTGATCCCCCGAAACCGGACGCCCACACCCCCGGAACAAAACGACGGCACTACACGCCGGTTTTTGGCGTCCGGAGCAATATCGGGACGAACGGTTTTCCACCAAGAGAGCCCGTGGCATGAACGACAAAGCAAGCCGCTGCACAAAATGTG